TTTTCTTTTAATACTTTTGAAGTAGAAACAACTTGCTTACTATGCTTTATTTGTTGTTTTAAAGCGTTTTTAGACACTTTCTTTTGATTTATATGTAAACTATTGTCTTTTGTTTTTTTGTGTCTTATTTTAACGTTTTTATAAGTTTTACCATTTACAACTATTTCTTTTGTGTTGTCTATTGGTTCAATTATAATTTCATCTTCTGTTTTATCTATTTTACTATTGTTGTTTATTTCAGTATTTTCATTTGTTTTTATTTCTGTTTTTACATCAACAACTGAAACACTATCTTTCTTTTCTTCTAAATTTGTTTTATTTACCTTTCTACTTCCACAAGATATAAATACAATACTAACTAAAATATAAATCAGCTTCTTCATTTCTTCTATTTGTTAAACCATTAAGAACTTTACCACCAGCTTTATTCCATTTTAAAAACTCTGCTTTTATTGTCAAATCATTTGGATTTTTGTTTACTTTTTTTAACAAAGTAGATGAAGCAAAATTACCAGTTCCAATATTATAAGCAAATGAAACTAAAGCATTAAATTGATTTTGATTTATATTTGATGTTACTAATGCATCTACTCTTTTACCAAATCTATTAGTTATTTCTTTAAACATATCAAACGCTTGTTGTTTAGTAATATCTTTATCTAATAAAGTTACTTTTTTACCATCAGAATAATATGTATTTCCATAACCAATAGTTGGTATTTTAGCTGGACACAAATAAGGTTTTAAACTTAATCCCTCGTGTTTAGTTATAAATAAATAACCTTTATTATCTAATATCATTTGTTACTTTTTTTATAAATTTCAAATTGCTTTTTCAATGCTTCGTGGTCTTTTTCTAATTGCAAATATTTTTCTTCTAAATCATCAAATTTATCTTTCCAGTATTTACTTGCTTCTACTTCTTTTGCATAAGCTAAATACAAATCATTAAACTGCTTTTGTAAGTTTCTAACATCATTTCTTAAATCTGAAATATCTTTAGTTTGTTCAACATTACAAGCTCTTAATTCATCCCTATCATTTTTTAAATCTTCAACTAAAGCATCATAAATGTTTTGAACTTTACTTAAAAAGTCACCATTACTATTTTTAATTTCTGCATTTTTAGCTTGTTTACCACCAAAAACCCAAGCAATAGGAATTGATATTGTACTAACTATTGCAACCCAATTTTCTAATAACCAAATCATAATTTATATATTGTAACTTGCTATTTGACCACCTGTTGTGGCTACTGTTGCAGCGTTTTGTAATCTGTCTCCAATACTATTTGCAGTAAATCCACTTGAAATTAAATAGTTCCAAAAGTCTGCTGGTGTCATTAATAATGTTCCAGTTGTGTTATCTACTAAAACTCCACTCAATACGTTTGCAGCAGTTGGTACTCTTAACGTTCCTGTTAATTCACTTGATGCACCATAAGTAGTTCCAAATCTTACATTACTTGTTGCTGGATTTCCTAAAGCTACTCCAGCAGCATATAAAGTTCTATTTCCACCTGTACTTATTTGGAATAACCAACTTGATGTGTTTGTATCGATTGTTACTCTTGGTGCTACAATAGCCATATTATTAGTTGAGTTAATTACGTTTCCACTTACTTTCACAAAAGTTCCCGATGAATAACTTGCTTGTAATGCAAAAGCAGAATATATTGCTGGTGATGATGTTCCAGCAGTTATAATTCCAGTTACTGATATTGTTGCTGCTGCTGTTTGATTGTATATAGCTGGTTGCGTTCCAGTTGTTGATACATTTCCAATAACAGTCAAAGTATTACTTGTATTTAAACCTATTGATGGGAAACCAGTTGTACTTACATTTCCAGTTACATTAATTGTTCCCGATGAAGTTCCTAATATTGTAACTACACCTAAAGCAGTACCAGTCCCCCCACTTACATTTCCAGTAATATTTGCAGTTCCAGTACCAGCTATATTTAAAGCATTTGCAAAAGCACCAGCAGAAGTACTTGTTAATGATAAATCACCAACTATATTAATTGTTCCAGTAGATGTTAATTGAATAATATATCTATTAGCAGATGCTGAACCATCAATATTATAATTACCATTTAGATTTAAAGTTCCACTATTTGAAAGCCTAATTGCGTTAAAATTTGTAGTTGCAGTCATTGTTAAAACACTTCCATTAAATGTAGCAGTATTTGGACTTGCTAAATTCATTTCTAAAGTTGGAGTAGTTGAACCTACAAAAATAGCTTGTGCAGCAGTACAAGTTAGATTACCACCATTAGCAAATCTAAATTGACCACCAGCTAAAATAGTAGGTAATGCTGCATTTAATGTATTTCTAATTGATAAAACCGTAAATGTTCCATCAATAGTAACAGTAAAACCATTTGAAAATACATCATCTGTTGCTGTTGGTAATGTTCCACCATCCCAAGTAGCTGTATTGCTCCAGTTTCCAGTTGCTACTGCATATCTAAAAGCCATAATTAAAGATTTTTATCATTAATAAATGTTTGCAAAGCACCCATAATTGTAGCTGCTGCATTGATAGCATCTGTATCACCACTATCAAAAACATCCATATAAGTAATAGGAATAGAATTGTCTGGTAAACTTACTGAACTTCCATCTTCTAAAACTCTATAAGGTGTTAAACGCATAGCAACACTTGCACCTATATCAGTTGGTTTAACTAAAGGCGATATTGCTAAATTTACTAAAAAATATGGATACTCTATTCCATCTACTTCAATCGGATTTGTACTTGTAATTGGCATAATTTTTATTTTATATATATGTTGCTGATTGTCTATTAGTCCAAGCTACGTTTGTAGCAGTTGCAGTAGTTATTGAGCCACTTGCAGCTATTGTTAATCTTGTTATTGTCCATACTGCTGAACTTTCACTTACTCCAGTTCCTAAAGCTACTCCACAATAGTTTATATTATTGTTTGAACTATTATTTGCATTTCTTCTTGTAGAAGCATTTTGTTTATTATTAAAAGTACTCCAATCTGTTGAACTTAATGCACCTCTATTTGATGCACTTGCAGTAGGTAAATTAAATGTATGTGTATCAGTAGTTGATGAAATATTAAAATCTGTTCCTGTTGTACCTTCTTCAAAATATTGTACTTGTTGCGTTAATCCATTTAAAGCAGTTAATCCTGTTGTAAATGTTGTAAGTACTTCACAAAGATTTCCATTTTCTGTATGTAGTGTAATAGTTCTTCCACTTGTAATTACATAAATACGAATTGCTAACCTATCAGTTATAAGTAATGAAGTTTCTGGAACTGGAATTGATGTATAGTATTGTTCAACAGTTGTACCATTTGTAATACCTTCAGGATTTGTTGAACCACTTGCAACAAGAGTAAATGTATTTGTAGCACTTACTTTATAAAGTTCAGCGTAAAATTGTGGATTTCCACCAGTTGCACTTGATTGAAAATAAAATTCTAAATTCCAATTACCAGCTGGTATATTTAAAAATGAAGGGTCACCAGCATCAGTTATAAACGATGCAATATACCCATTACCTTGACCATTTGTTCTTGTAAAATTAGTTCCAGCACCAAGTATTGGTGTTTTACTCATTTCATAATAAGTATTTCCACCAAACGTACCTTGTGAAACACTACCATTAAGATAATAATTAACTGATGAACCACCACCTGTTGAATTAGGAAAGTTAGCTAATGTACCATCACCTCTAACATATTGAGAAACTAAACCAGCACCTGTTACAGCTATATCACCACTTGAAGTAATAGGACTATTTGTTACACTAAAAGCACTTGGCATAGTTAAACCAACACTTGTTACTGTACCATCTGTAATAGTTGGTTTGTTTAATATTTCTGCAACTCCACTTGTAGCATTCCAATCACTATTAACTTGTGTAATTTGTAATTCCCAAACCGCTGCATCTTCTGTTGGGTCAGTACAAATATAAACATCACCATTATCTAAAATCCATCTTGTGTTTTGAACAAAACCTTTTGTTACATCATCTGTTGCAGTTGGTACATTTGTAAAATTATGTGATACTTCACGAATAGTTGTACCACCATCATTCATTATGTAAAGTCTACCAGCTTCCCATTTATGCTCATATCCTACACTACAAATTTGTGATATACCTTTAGAACCACCATTACCAGCATCAATAGTTCCTTTTTTAAGCATTGAACCATTGTCTAAAATAATAGCATCACCATTTGAAATACTTATATTTTCACCTTCAGTTGTATTACCTAAAACTAAAGTTTCTGCTAATGTTTGTTCACCACCACCACCTGTTACTTTATTAATATTTACTTGTATTATTTCTTCAGTAATATTTAAAGTAACTTCTTCAATAGTTTCACCAACATTAATATCAATAACCTCAACTATTTCAGTTGAAATAATATTAATATTTTCATTAGTTTCATTTACATTTATGTTAATTTCTTCACACATAGTTATCTTGTTACATCAGATTTAATCAAGAAATTACCACTTACATAAGTCTTAACAGTACCATTTCCAAACTCAATTTCTATATCATATAAATAGTTAAAAGCACAAATATCAATTATTTGTTTATTTATTTTAAATCTACCTAATGCAGCATTAGTTATTGTTAAACCAGCATTTGCTACTGAAGTTAAAGATAAAACAGGAACACCACCATATTCTTTTCTTAACTGCATTCTAATAACAGCATCTACTAAACTATATGGTTCTTCGTTTAATAGTAATTCAAATGTTACTTGTTCAAATGTATCGCCTTTAATGCTTTGAAAATTTAATCCCATCTTTAGTTTTGTTTTCTATTTTTTTTAAAAATATTTCTAACTTCTTAATGTTAGCTTGTTTTGGTTTATACTTATTTATCATAGTACCCAACCTGTAAAATAAGCATCTTTATCTGGATACATATCACCATTTGAATTAGCATTATATTCAGGAAAATCTGCTTGATTAAAACTCATATAATCTATAAACCTATTTGTGTAATGTTGTGCAATATCACGTTCTTTTTCAATTAAGAAATCAATTTCATTCTTTTCTACATTTGTAGCGTTTTCTGATGTATGCTTATAAATACCTTTTCCAGCTATTGTAATGGCTAAAAATGGTAATGCCTCAACCATAGACCAATGTATTACCATAGGTTTAATATACTTCGTTAAAAGCGTTGTATATGGTTCTGTTAAATCATCACTTACAATATCATCATTAAGTCTATTAAATAATCTTGTACCTAAATATGTTTGTATATGTGTATCTTGTGCTATCTTAACAAATTGAATAAATTTATCTGTATCAATGTTGCCATTTAATGCAGTAAACTTTACAATATCATCTCTCGTTATAAAAAGTGCTTGTGCCATATCTTAATTTGTAAATCCCATTTTGTCCCAATATTCCTGTGTATATCCTTTTGTTGGCATATCTGCTGGTTTCATAGCAACTTCTTTTTCATTTCTTATTCTATAACCATACTTTTCTGCAATAGCTGGACTAATTACTTTTTCTTTTGCTTTTGGACTTGTAGGGTCTATTTTAACACCTTCAAAGTTTGCATAAGTTCTACGCAACCATTTATGTTCACATCTTGGACCACCCTTGTAAAGCCAGATTGAATAATTATCAGAACCACCTTTTCCAAAACCAGCATTTACTGCTTGACTTTCCATAGAAATAATATCTTCTTTTCTATAAACCTTATCAGCATTAATCATTTTATTGCAAAATTCTCTTTGACCAGTAGCATTACCACTATAAACATATCTTGTTATGAATTGCACACCATCAATAGTTGCATCTTGTTCTGGACTTTTTGCGTTTGGTCTTGCTGTACCTGTTGAAACAAATTGCCATATTTTAGATAAAGCACTTTTGCTTTTTTTATTCTTTTCGTTTATAAAGTTAATTTCAGCATCATATTCATCTTCTTTATCATAATCAACTTCTACTTCATCTACTAAAGTCCATTCATTACCTAAAGTTTCACCTTTTGCAATTAAAGCATCTGCAATATCAGAACTTAAGCAAGTGTGAGAACTTAAACCAGTTTCTTCTTTTACTTGTTCAGCATTTTGTGCGTTATCTAATTCAGTAAATTCTAATGGTTGAATAGTTTTAAAGTATAATTTTAAACTAATATCATTGTAATATAAAATTTCATCTAATGCTTCTATTATTTCAAGTTGGTATGGTTTAATTACTATATTATCAAATAATAATGTAGCAGTCTTAATTTCATCTGCATTGTTGCCTAAACCACCATCACCATTTCTAATTCCTAAAAGCATTGGACTTGTTACTCTATGCCCTACAATTAATTTATTAAAACATTCATTACTTAAATATTCATAATGTGCTGGTGCATCTGTTAATGGTATATCTTCAACTGTTGTTTTACTTTCTGCATTTGCATTAAAAGCTACAATTACTTTGTCACCTCGTGAACCAGTTAATTTGTTTTTAACATCTGCTTTAATTTGGTCACGCATCTCTTCTGTCGGTATTCCATTATTGAAATTGATAACTTTGGTTCCGCTGAAGCCACATTTTACGTCATTGATTTGATATTCAGATATTTCCTCTTCTAATACAGCATAATCTAAAGCACCATTATAATCAACTGGTGTATAATAGTGGAATATTGGTAAATAAGGTTTAATAACCATTATTTCTATTTCATTACCATTACCAAAACCCCAAGCTGGTATTCTTTTTAATACTTCAGAAGGTTTAACTTTACTCCAATCTGCACAATAAAAATATGCTTCTATTTCACCTTTATCATTACATTTTTCTGCTCTTAATGTATGTATTGGAAAATGCTCAACTTTAACTACTTTATTCTTTTGCTTTACTATTTGCATAGAAGCCATACCCATTAGTTTGCGTTCTAAACATACTTTACGCAACATATCTGGTTTAAATAAAGTTTTCATTTGTGCGTATTCATTTGGCTTTTTTGATGCATCTAAAGCATCTAAACCTTTACCATATATCATATTAGATATACCTGTAATAATAGCACCATTTGTTGTTGAGTATAAGAACCTATCAATTAAAAACTGAAAGTAGTTATTATCATCACCATATTCAATGTAACCTTGCTTTTTATTTTCTTGTATTTTAGGACTTGTATAAGCACTTAAATTTACAATAGAAATATTTGAATTATTCATAAACTATAAAATCATTAGTTGTTTGATTTGCTACATATTGACCATCGTTAATTGAAAAATTAGCAATAACTTGATTTGTGCAAAATATTTTGTCTTTATAAACTACATCAGTATTGTTTAAAATAGATAAAGTATAAAAATTACCTTCTTTTAAATCAAATGTAGCTGTTGTGTATAGATAATAACCATCTTTATAAAAATCAGATGTTATAGTAGTACTTTCATTTGTCATTTCATTTACTAAAACTATTGATGTTGCACAATAAGTTCTTGGAATGAATTTTAATGATTGTTCTTCTTCTTGCTCTCTTAAAATTATCATTATCTTTTTATTTAAAAATAAAAGTATATTGAAATTGTTTTATAATAAAAAAGGGATGCCTAAACACCCCTTAATTAAAAAACAAAAAAACAATTATTAAGAACCTAATACTACTGTAAATCCAGCACCAGCTAAAGTATCACCAATAAAATTTGCTGGTACTTGTTCCATTCCTGTAAGTGTTAATGTGTAACCACTCAAATCACCCATAGCAGCACCTGTTACAATAGTTCCACCTGTCACATCCATTCCGTGTTCTAATCCACAATAAAAGAAATTACCATTGTTATCTTCAACAATTACTTGTGGTCTACCATAAGCCAAAAGTTT